CCAGTCGATTGTGTCGATCACGAGCGTCCCGATCTGCGCCGGACCCTGCTGCTTGACCCATTGAACCTGCTGCTTGAGCATTTCCCAGCTGGTCGGTTTCTTCAGCCGTCGGACATCCATTTCGGCCGTCGAACCTTCGGTGTCGATGAATATCGGATTCGGGAATCTGGCGGCCAGAGAGGATTTACCAATCCCCTCCGGACCATAGAGCACGACCTTCTTTGCCTTTTGGATCTTGCCGCTGATGATTTCGAACATCAGAATTCACCTGCTTTCCACGTCGTCGCCGTCTGCGGAGACGTCCATGTCGGACCGGCGTCGATTTCGCCTTCCGGCTTCTGCTGCTGGATCGTGATGCCTTCCTCGCCGACGACGTATCCGTCCTCGATGATGATGCTGCATTCGTCGCCGGTGCTGACGCGCGTGGCGATCGCCTGCAGACCTTCCTGCTCAAGCCATTGGCCAAATTCCCGCAGCGTGTCCAGGTCCATCTGTTCCAATTTGTCCATGAGGACGAAACCGCACTGTGGCTTGAGCTTCCGGACAATCGCGGTCGCCACCTTAAGCTGATCCGATCCGCTCATGTTGTCCCACTTCTGACCGTTGTAGATAAGCTCACCGTCTTGCACAGACAGGCCCGGGAGAGGAAGGTTCGCATTCGCCAGCAAATCGATCTTTTGTTTGCGTACAGCCTCGATCTCGGTCGTCAGCGCCTCATATTGACGACCGTACTCCCGCGCTTCCTCTTCGGCCTTCTCTTTGTCCAGATTCGCGCGGACTTTCCGGTTGATTTCGTCGATTTGCGCGATGCTGGCTTCCAGCTCGGCGGTCGATTCGTCAACGAGATCCTGCGCGTCTTTCTGCGCGATGGCCAGGTCTTGCTGCAGTTGGTTGTACTTCTCCTGAGCAGCGTTCAGCATGGCCATGAGCCGGGCCACTTCCTTGCCCTGCTGCTCGAACTCCGCCTGGATCTGCTGCACGCGCAGCCGTTTCCGCTGGTTCTCACCGTTCCGGGCAAGGATATCCTGCTGCTGCTTGATCAGGTCCGCAGCCGACACCGGCTCCTTCGGCGCATCCGGATAGTACGGCTGTTCTTTCGCAAACTTCGCTTTCTGGTCGGCAATCTGGCCGATTGCATGCCGCTGGTTGTAGAGCTCTTGCTCTTTCCGTTCGAGCTCGAACAACTGATCACCAACGCCGATGATCCGCAGAAGGATGTTCGCCTTTTCCTTGCTCGAAGCATTCAGGAATTTGGGAAGGTCAATCGCCAGCTCTTCGACAAAGCTGTCCAGCAGCTGCTGACCGTGTTTCTGGCCGTTCGGGTCGATGACCTTCAGGTCGCTGTTCTTTCCTTTCCGTTCGACAATCAATCCGTTGCTCAAAACGATATGGAGATATGGCGGCGTGACCGATCCTTCGCGTTCCGGCTGCGACGGGCGGTGTTTGTTTCCGCCCAGCGCCCACGCGATGGCGTCCAGCACGCTGGACTTACCCTGGTTGTTCTTTCCTCCGATAATGGTCAGGCCGTTCGGCGTCGGCTCGATTTTCACGGCCTTGACCCGTTTCACGTTCTCGATTTCGAGCTTGTTGATCTTGATGCTCATTTCCTCGCTCCTTTCCCTAAGTTTACAGATCGCTTTACAATGCTTTTGACGTTGGTTGTCATGCAGATAACTTTATAACCACTATTGGTGTCGACTTTGATCCAGTTTCGGGCGATGCCCCAAGAGTCGATGACGACTCCGGTTTCCCCGGTTTTCAGTTCCACCTCGTCTCCTTTGAGGATGATCACAGGCGATATCGCTCCTTCAAAACAGCCGTGGCCGCCTCGTGATGCCGGCGCCGCGCCTCGTACACCTTCGCGGCGATCAGCCGGTTAAGCCGTGCCCGCGTCTCGTCCCGACAGCGGGCCGCCTGGTCGAGCAGCGCGCTGCCGATGATGGCGGCCTCCTGACCGTCGAGCTCGAGGGTGATTTTGGGCTTGAGCTCCATACTTCCCTCCTCGCCCCATCTGTGGTATGATGGGGCTGAATACGTATTTTTTTCATTTGTCCACCGTTGCCGCGGTGGATTTTCTTTTTGCCCAGCGCTGCTCATTGAGCTGGCTGACGTGCGCCAGCAATGCAAGACGCTCCACGCTGGTCAGCGCCATCCATGCTCCAACTCGGATCAGCAGTTGAATCACCCCCTCTCCCTCCTCGCCCGCTCCAGCTCCGCCCTGAGCCTGAGCTCCGCCGCCTGCAGCCGGTATATGGCGACGTCGATGTACTCCGGATCGGCCTGGTCAAACTGCTGCTGGGCGGTGTGGAGCTCGGTCAAGGCGGCGTGGTATGTGTCAGTCATATCAGCTTCGCCTCCAGCTCATCAATTTTCCGACAAATTTCGTGCAGCCACTCCATGTCGCCGCCGATTTGCGCGGCAAGTGCAAGATCCTTTAGCCGGTCCATTTCGCGGACCAGTTTGGCGTTGGTCAACAGGCAATGCCTAAAATCCATGAGCTCCCGGTCAGTCAGGCGGTCGAAACCAACCTTTTCCGCCTTTTCGGTGAGCTGGGCAAGCCGGCGGTGCACAACGTGGATTCCGATCATGAGGCGTCACCCACATAGGTCAGTTCCGTAACCAGCCCGTTTCCGGTTTTCCTGACCTCCCTACGGTAATTGGGAGGGAGCGGCATGTCGTCTGTGGACCAAACTCCGCCCCGATCGAGCAACTCGGAAAGGCCAGCTGGAACAGGAACTTGGTAGGTATCTAGACTCATTTTTTTGACTTTTATGGCCATATGACCCTACCTCCGATCACTAAAGTTTAACTAAAAGTTAAGTCATGCCGACGATGGAACCTTTATGACGTCGATATCGACGTCGTACAGTTTTGCGAGCGCGTAAATGACGAGCTCTTTCGGCCTGACCTCTCCGCTTTCCCACTTGCCAACGGTTTGCCGCGATACGCCTAGTTTGTCAGCCACATCCTGCTGAGTGAGTCCGCGGTTTACCCGCAACGCTTCGAGTGTCATTTGCGCCTGCACTTTCTATCCTCCTTCCGCCCTAGTTGTAATGACAGTATATTTTACTTTAAGTTAATTGTCAACACCAAAAGTTAAGATTTCATGTTTACTTTTTTAACATTTGGTATATAATAGGAAATGTTTGGAGGTGATCCTAGTGAAAAGCAGAAAAAGCGCTCGCGAGATTCTCGCTGAAAACTTGCAAAAGTTGCTGGGGAGCAGAGGGCTTGACCAGCGGGCTCTCGCCGAACGTATCGGCGTAAGTGATGCAGCCGTTTCACAGTGGCTGAAAGGAGAAAAATACCCGAGGATTGACAAAATTCAAAAGATGGCGGACTTTTTCAATGTACCGAAGTCAATGATTACGGAAGAGCAGCCGACAAATCTTATTCCTGTCGGCCCCCGGACCGTGCCGATCCCAGTTTTGGGTACAATTGCTTGCGGTGAGCCGATCCTGGCTGAGCAAAACATCGTAGAGTACATTTATGAGTCTCCAGATCGACTCCCGGCTGGTGATTTATTTTACTTGCGCGCGAAAGGGACAAGCATGGAGCCGACAATTCCTGATGGTGCGCTCGTATTGATCCGCCTCCAGCCAGATGTGGAATCCGGAGCGATAGCGGCTGTATTGGTGAATGGAGATTCGGAAGCGACTCTCAAAAGGATTAAGCGCCAGGGCTCGATTGTCGTGCTGATGCCGGACAACCCTGCACATCAACCGATTGTCATTACTCCGGAAAATCCGGCGCGCATCATGGGCCGCGCCATTCAGGTTGTACGCCCGTTGTGAGGATGATGGTTGTATGCGGGCTGCACTATACATAAGGGTGTCTACCCAGGAACAAGTGGAGAATTACAGCATTGATGCGCAACGAGAGAGGCTGGAAGCTTTCTGCAAGGCCAGAGGATGGACGATTTACAACACATACATTGATGGTGGTTATTCCGGCGCAAATATGGATCGACCGGCACTCCAGCAGATGCTTCTCGATCTTCCCAATATTGATGTTGTAGTTGTTTACCGGCTCGACCGATTATCCCGCTCCCAGCGCGACACATTAACGCTGATTGAGGATTATTTTCTGAAAAATAATGTTGACTTTGTTTCAATTACCGAAACACTGGATACGTCCACACCATTCGGGAAGGCGATGATCGGGATCCTTTCCGTTTTTGCCCAGCTCGAACGGGAAACGATCACGGAGCGGATGAGGCTCGGGCACATTAAACGAGCCGAGGAAGGTTTGCGGGAAATGGGCGGAGACTACGATCCAGCTGGATATGCGAGGGTAAATGGCCTGCTTGTTGTCAAGCCGGACGAGGCTGAGCATGTTCGGAAAGCATTCGATCTTTATGAACAACTACATTCGATCACATTGGTTCAGCGCGAACTCAAAAAACTTGACTATCCGGTCTGGCGTTTCAGAAGGTATCGCGACATTCTTTCCAATCCGTTGTATTGTGGATATATCAGGTATGCAGGCAATCTGTATAAGGGGCAACATGAGTCGATCATCAGCGAGGAGCAGTTTTGGCGTGTCCAGGAATTGCTGAACCGTCATCGTGGCCACAATGCGCACAAAGCGAAGGAAAGTCTTTTTTCCGGATTGATTCGCTGTGGTTGGTGTGGCGAGCCTTTCGTCTCCTATCACACATCGCGAGGCAAATACGGCGTTTACCGGTACTATTTGTGTCGTGCGAAGCGTTTTCCGTCTGAATACCCGAAAAAATGCGTCAATGAAACCTGGTCAGTTGCAAAACTGGAGGACTTGATTCGGCGAGAACTTGCCACGCTCTCGCTGGAGAAAGAAGTCAAGGAGCAAAAAGAGAAGAGACCTGACTTTACGCGCTTGATTAAAAACATCGACGCTAAAATTGAGCGCGTACTGACTCTATATGCCGATGGGGAAATTGACCGGGGAATGCTGAATAAGCAAATCGAGAGGTTGAACGCTGAAAAACAAGGGTTGCTACGCGAAAAGCGAGCATATGAGGAAACAATGAAGAGTTACCTCTCAAAGGAAGAGTTAGACAAGTACAAAATCGACCTGGCAAAAGCAGACTTTACTACAAAGCGCGCGATCGTGGAGAAACTCATTAAGTCAATCATCATCAACGGAAAATCTGTCACAATTCAGTGGCATTTTTAA